AACCCCCCGGTGCTCAATTTCCACAAACCACCATTACGCCTAGGCGTAAGCCTTCTGCCCTAGCCAGCACTGATGAAGAGGCATCTAAATTGCTCGACTCAGTACCAGACTTTTCCGTTGTCTTTGAGACTGCCCGCAAAACCCCAGAGGAGGTCCAAGCTATGCTTGATGAGTTCCTTCTAAGTGAGGAGGACGCGGAGGAGATGTCATCTGAGAGCAGTAGGTACAACAATTCCTCTGATAACTCGGTCGACAAGGCTTTTGAGGAGCTTCTCGCTTCTTAGTCGCTTAGCAACGTCCGCAGGGAGGCCTGGGGTTACAGAGGCCTCAATTTTTATAAAAGGATTTTATTATGATTTTGATGAAGAAGTTTTTGGCTGTAATGGCCGCAGGTGCATTTCTAGTTGGATGCACACCCACTACGACTGATACGGCGTCGACAACTACCACGACAACTACAACAGGTACGACTACAGAGACTACTCCTGTTAAGGCGACAACTGGTACTACGACGACCACTAGCAACAGTGGAACTACAACAACGACAACTAACACCACGGAAAATGCTGGCACAACTACAAATACTGCCACGACCACTCCTACCGGTGTTACTGACAACTAGATTTTAGTAATACCGCAGGGAGGCATGGGTCTACAGATGTCTTGTTTTAAAAAATACTTACTAGTTACTAGTAGTTATGGAAACCCTTTTTTACACTGGATTTACAATAGCCCTGTTTTGTTTGGGTGTAGCTGCTGGTGCTATAATAGAAAATCGGCTAATAAAAATGCGCAACGATGTTTGCTCACAAACCACTGAAATAATTAAAGAAATAAAAAAAATAGAACCTTTATTAATTTCACTTGCCGATCAAGTTGAGCGTAAGTATATTAATAGTACGCCGATCATGCATGAAATGCAAGATCCGGACAGAACAATGGAAATACCAGCAGTAAAAGAGGCAACATGGCTAAAAGAACAAAATCACTAGGAAGGTTAAACATCGATGAGATGCGAAACCTTATCAACAAAAAAGCAGGAATCAATCTTGCTCATAAACTAACAGAAGACAATCCAACAGAAGTAAAGGACTGGATTCCTACTGGATCTAGATGGCTTGACAGTATTATTTCTAGAGGACGATTGGCAGGTATTCCTGTCGGTAAAGTTGTAGAGATCGCTGGCCTAGAAGGCTCAGGCAAATCCTACATGGCAGCGCAAATTGCAGCAAACGCTCAAAAAATGGGCATTGATGTTGTGTATTTCGATTCAGAATCTGCGATCGATCCGGCATTTTTAGAGAACGCTGGGTGTGATATCAACACCCTTCTTTATGTTCAAGCACAAAGCGTTGAGTTCGTGCTGGAAACTATTGAAGAGCTACTAGGTTCGAACGAGAACCGGATGTTGTTCATTTGGGATAGCCTAGCATTAACACCCGCAATTAGCGATGTTGAGGGTGATTTCAACCCACAGTCCTCGATGGCAGTAAAAGCGCGTATTTTAGCTAAAGGAATGTCCAAATTGACGGTTCCTATTGCAAATTCTCAATCTACCTTTTTGGTTTTAAACCAGCTTAAAACAAATATTCCTCAAGGCCCAGCAGGAAGAATCGAGGCCATGATGAACCCGTACATCACGCCTGGAGGCAAAGCTATGCACTATGCTTACTCTCTGCGTGTCTGGCTTACCGGCAGAAAAGCAAAGGCCTCTTACATAACTGACGAACACGGATTTAGAATTGGTTCTGAGGTTAAAGCAAAACTAAGAAAGAGTCGCTTTGGAACTGAAGGCCGCGAGTGCACTTTCAAGATTGTTTGGGGTGGCGATATTGGCATCAAGGACGAAGAAAGCTGGTTTGAGGCGATTAAAGGATCAAAGTATGTAGAACAAAAAGGCGCATGGTTTAATTTAATCTATGAAGATGGCACGTCAGAAAAATTTCAATCTGCGAAGTGGTTAGACAAATTGCAGAGCGATAAGTTTCGCGATCGCGTATTAAAAATTATGGATGAAGAAATTATCATGAGGTTTGAAAAGAAAGAAGGCGACGCAGCCAGCTTCTACAACATAGACCCAGACGAATAATTTACAGCTCACCACGCGTTGCTATATTGTACTTAACAGACTATTTATTGAACTGGAGGGTATTTTAATGAACTCTATAAAAAATATAGTTTCTGAGTACTTGCGCGAGACTCTATACGAAGCTGAAGTAATCATGCGCTCGGATAGAGATGTAAACTTAATGATTATCACCGACAATCTTCGTGGTGTCTGCGGTATTACAATCGTATCTGTAGCTGAGCCAGCGACAGCTGTTTCACAAACAGCAGAAAAAACCAAACTACTTGTGAAGTTTTTCAGAGTCAAGCCTACGATGCGCGAGCAAGTTGCAGCAATGTCTAATGACGCTAGAAGAATAACAGGTGTTTATTCTTTTATTGTCCAAAATGTTAAAAAAGTTACAAGCAGAGTCTATAGAGGGTAAAATTGAGTGAAAGAATTTTAATTGTTGATCAGCTAAATTTATTTTTTAGAAATTACATAGTCAATCCTAGCCTTTCCCAGAATGGTTTTCCAATTGGCGGTCTAAGAGGTTGCATTCAGTCGCTACAAAAATTAATACGCGAATCAAAGCCTGATAAAATTATTATTTGTTGGGATGGTCCTGGGGGATCAGCTAAGCGAAAACTCATGAAGAAAGACTACAAAGCTGGAAGAAAGCCAATTCGTCTTAATCGAGCGGTTCGCAACATGTCTGAAGAAGACGAACGAGATAATAAAATTTGGCAACAGACTAGACTAATAGAGTATTTTAATCACATGCCAGTTATGCAGTTTATGTTTGACAGCACAGAAGCTGATGATATTATTGCATATTTAAGCACAATGTCAGAGCTTAAGCACTCTGAAAAACTTATTTTGTCTAGCGATAAAGATTTTTTCCAGCTTCTGGATGGTAAAACAATTTTGTACAGGCCGATTCAAAAAGAGATTTTAAACCGCAAAGCAATTATTGACAGATTTGATATTCACCCTAATAACTTTGCCATGGCCCGCGCCATGGTCGGCGACAAATCTGACAATATTGAGGGTGTCGGCGGCCTCGGTCTAAAGACTGTCTCAAAGAGGTTTCCATTCATGAGGGAGGAAAAGCCTGTAACAATCGAAGATGTCGTATCACACTGCAAAGCAGAGCTGCAAGAAAGAACCATTAAAGCTTATCAAAATGTTTTAGATAAACAGGGCATCCTCAAGAGAAAC